GTATAATCATAAAATTAAGTCATGGGCTCTATGCCACTTAATACATAAATGCGGAGTTATTCTAGATAGTACTTTCCGCGGGTCAGTGCGGATACGCGCGTATAGAGCCCTTTTTAAAGTGCATTAGAGGGGTCATTACTAAGGTACCTCTATTTACCTAGTGCACTTTAAAAATTGTACATTAATTCGGTTTTAGTGTATAATAGTATTATCTAAATTGATGAAGGAGTAAATTATGTTAGATTTTAAATTAACCGAAGTTCAAAATGACTTCAAAAAGAAACTACATGAAACTGATCTTACTGTAGTTTTTACCAAAAAAGATGGTTCTTTACGTACAATGATTTGTACTTTAGCAGAATCAAAAATTCCAGAAGAAAAAAGACCAAAACACATTGAGCCAAAAGAAGGTGAGAAACCACGCGTTCTCTCTAATGACGTTGCTCGTGTGTTTGACATTGAAAAATCTGAATGGAGATCATTCCGTTGGGACGCAATCATTAATGTGGAAGGACTATAATGCAATTATTAGATGCAGATAAAAAAGCTATTAAAGATGCTTTAGGCGAGATTAGTAACAGTCTTACTCGTAATGAAGCTGAACGTGATTTCATTAAAGAAGTTCTTAATGACTTACATCAAAAATTTCAAATACCAAAAAAGACTCTTAGTAAGATGGCTAAGGTTTATCACAAGCAAAACTTCAATGAAGAGGTTGCACTTAATGATGAATTTGAGACTCTATATCAAACACTAACGAATGCAGAATCCGATTAGGATATTCATAGGAACTTCTGCTAATGGCGAAGATGCTGAAGCAGAAATAACACTTGAATATACTCTTAAGAAAAACTGTAAAGAACTCATTCAAATAGAATGGATGCGACAGTCCAAAGATACCAATAGTATATGGAATGGATGGAAGACCAATAATTGGTCTACGCCCTTTTCTGGTTTTAGATGGGGTATAGTAGAAGCATGCAACTTTGAAGGTAGAGCTATCTATATGGATGTTGATATAGTTAATCTTCATGACATATCAGAATTATTTAATACTGATATGAAGGGTAAACCAGTACTAGGTAAACCTTATAATACAAGAGTGGAAATGTCGGTTATGCTTATTGATTGCGCTGAAATGCAGAAGCATACACCCTCTCTAGAATCATTAAAGTTACATAATAATGTCCCGCAATTCATGACTCAAAAGATAAACAATATTGCTGGTAAGTATGATACTAGATGGAATGTAATTGATGGAGAAAATTATAAGATTGATGAGATGTATAATCTTCATTTCTCTAAGATGTCTTCTCAGCCGTGGCACCCCAAATGGTTTACTGGTCAAGCGCAATCACACGCTAGGCCTGAATTACAAAAGTTATGGTTTGATTTAAGAGATGAAGCTAAAGCTATGGGTTATAATCCAGCTATTGATTATGAACCATTCGGCAAATACGATATTGTAGGTAATATAAAATAGGATTGTACTTTAATATGATTTTAGTGTATAATCTTATTATGAATAAAAACTGGGGGTATTACCGTGGCAAAAACATCTAATAAAAATAAAGCTTATGCAGAAAAAGCAGAAGCAAAAATGCTTGGATCTGGTGCGCCTGTAGTAACACAAGAGAATTATAAGACTAGTCTTATGCAGGCTCTAAACTATTATAACTCTACTATGGAGAATGGTACTAGAGCAAAAGTAGTTCATCATTATCTTAAGAAAAACAATTCACAATTCAGAGACATATTTTCTTTAGCACCTGATTGGGAATTTCTTAATGTATCATCTTTAGTTCTTATTAAAGAAAAAGGACAATATTTATCTGAAGAACATCAGAATAAAATGACAGAAATGTTAAACAATATTTACGAAAAATATAAGAATACACGAATTGAGAATGAGGGAGATGTGGAGTTCAAAGCAGACAAGCCCCCTGTCATATCAATAGAGCAACGTATCATTGATAGCGCTAGAACTCATTCTGAACAGATCGATTATGCGATCGATCAATTTATCCGTGATAAGGCTCCCTCATTCTCAACTAAATCTCATCTTTTAGCTAATAACATATCATCAGCAGTTGCTAAAAGAATTGGCGAGTATTATCAAAACAATCTAAATGAAATTAATGAAGCCATTGAGGGTCAAGACGAGCAGTTAGTAGAAGGTTATAGCTTCTTAAGTAAAGTAGAACTTAGACGATTTAGAGACTTTATTAAATCTATTGTAGATGATTGCACACAGCATCAAGTCACGGCTAAGAAACCACGTATTATGAAAGCTAAACCACCAGCAGTCATTGTTAAGAAGCTTAAGTTCCTAAGAGAATTTGCTGAGCTTAATCTTAAGTCATGTAATCCTGCTGACATCGTAGGTGCAGATGAACTATGGGTTTATAATACTAAGAACCGTAAATTAACTAATTATACTGCTGCAAATGGTGATGTATTATCAGTTAAAGGCACAACAATACTTAACTATAACGTATCTCAATCTCAATCAATGACTCTTAGAAAGCCAGAAGAATTCTTTAAGAATACAACGATTGGTAAGAGAGCTATGAGTAATGCTGTTAAAGAAATTAAAACAAAACCATCTACTCCAAATGGCAGAATTAATGAAGATACAATTCTAATAGGAGCATTCAAATGATATTAATATTTCAAAATGCTTTTGAAGGAAATGCTACTGATAGTATTGCTATTAATTCTAAACAAGTTGTATCAGTCTATGAACGGGATGTTCCTACACCTGAAGATGATAAAACATTTATGAGAGTTACTACACTTTATACGCTTGGTAATACATCATTCTCAGTTAAAGATGATTTCCTTGATGTGATTGCTAGATTGAATAACGTATGATTATACTAGATTATTCACAGATAGCATTAAGTAACATCTTACCGTTTCAAGATGATATTAAACGTCAGACGCCTGAAGAAGTAAAGAATCTTATTCGACATGCAACACTATCAACTATTAAATCCTATGCTAAGAAGTATCGTAAAGAATATGGTCAGGTAGTTATTGCATGTGATGGTAGAGACTATTGGCGTAAGGGCATATTTCCATATTATAAAGCATCTCGTAAAGCTAATAGAGAAAAATCAGATTTAGATTGGAACTTAATTTTTGAAACTCTTTCTGAACTAAGAGAAGATCTAGCTCAAAACTTTCCATATAAAGTAATTATTATAGAGACTGCAGAAGCGGATGATGTCATTGCATGCTTAGTTAATTGGTCACAAACTAATATGTTAACTGAAGGTGGATTATTTCCTGAACCACAAAAGATTCTTATTGTTTCATCTGATAAAGATTTCATTCAATTACAACGCAATAAGAATGTTAGACAGTGGTCTCCTATCCAAAAGAAATTTGTAGAGGGATCTCAAAAAGAAATTCATGAGTATACAATTACTCATATTGTAAAGGGAGATGCTGGTGACGGCATCCCTAATATTTTAAGTAAAGATGATGTGTTTGTTTCAGGTGAAAGACAAAAACCTTTCTCATCTAAACGGCTTCCAGATTTCTATGAGAATGGAATAGAAGCTTGTAAGAATGATGATGAGAAGCGTAACTATCAGCGCAACCAACAATTGGTTAATTTTGACTTTATTCCTGAAATGCTTTATAAAAACATTATATATAGTTATGAGAATACTAAACCGAAAGGTGACAAGAATTCTGTCATGAATTACTTAATTAAACATCAATGTCGATTATTACTCGACGAAATTGAGGAGTTTTAAGATGCAAAAATACTTACCAGAAATATTTAAAGAGATTAATGATAATCCTAAAGAAATAGTAAAGTATAAAGGTGATCCTGCCATTACTATGCTATTTAAATATGCTTTTATGGAACAGCATAAATTTAATCTTCCAGATGGAGAACCTCCATTTAAACCAGACGCAGCTCCAATTGGTATGAGTCCGGCTATCCTTAGACAAGAATTAAGAAGACTATATGTTTTCTGTAGAGATGATCTTAAGCCTATTAAACGAGAAAGCTTATTTGTATCTTTATTAGAATCTGTTCATCCCTCAGAAGCTGAATTACTAATAGCTATCAAGGATCAAAAGCTGCATAAGTTATACAAGAAAATCACTAAAAAGTTAGTTATTGATAACGGATTTGTCCCACCGGTGACATCCGGAGACTAAGTTTAGATAAATATATAGGTAACTATATGTTCTTTTGATAGTGATTCTGGGGTCACCCAGTGCCTTATTATTGCGGTTAAATTATTGTGTACTTTAATACATTTTTATGGTATAATAGCAATATGATTAGGCAAATACTACTTTACAAATCGGATAAAATCTCAGTCTACTGTACACCGGCTGTAGAAAAACTGTCTACTCGTAGATTGACTACATTTGTCAAACAATGTATTGCGTCTGAAAAAACACTAATTAAGTCAATCAGCAAAAAGTATCCTAAAAAAGCCAAGGATACAAGGTATACATTTCTATTTAAGAACTTTAAAACCGAAGAAACTCTTGGTACAACAGATCAAGAATATGATGATGACATTATCATTGAATTGAATGCATTGAATACTGCTAATTTATGTACTACAATCGCGCACGAACTAGTTCACGCCAGACAATTTATCTCAGGTAAATTAAAATACAATACAAGAATAAAATATCTTACGTATGAGGATGATAAACACAGATACATATATCGTCGTCAACCATGGGAAATCGAAGCCTATAAACTTCAAAAACAAGGCTCGTTAAAAATGAAAAAGTGGTTACTTGACCATCAACATTTTAGACCTAAACTAGAAAACTAATCTTAACTTTTATTATGAATGAGCCGTATTTTTGGGATAGCATTATAAAAAACGCGCCGATATGCCTTGATCTTATATCTAATTACGAACAAATAAAAAAGGAAGCTTTGGATTTTATAAAAGATCCTGCTACATTATTTGATTATCCTAAATATACCGTTCATTATAATAACGCGTATTATGACTTATATGATAATTATTGGAAGGCGGTACCTCTGTCT